ATGACAGATTTAGAAATCCTAATGTGTGCTGGTGTATGTTACCTCATTGCTCTCATCGTTTCCATTCGTTTTAACCAAAAATGGTTACTATTATCAACAAGTGTATTGTGGTTTGTTCCGATGTTACTGATTAGCAACATATTTGTTTCCTTATTTAGTATCATCATGATAATTGCAACATTCGTAATCGTGTTTTTTAACAAACAAGAAAGTGAGTTTTAATTTATGAAACCTATATTTAATAAACACAAGTATCTAAGAGTTATACACTTCACTCAGAACAAACGTTCTTTTATTGAGTATATCAACGACGGAAAACAAGGAATACCCTTCCTTGTTCACTCTGATCATGTATTTTTAGCAAACGGGTTTCGTTCTGTGATTATAACAGACAAGTCAGCTGAGACAATTAATCCTCTTGATTTTCAGTCTAAGTATGATGTTAGCGATTTCACTTCGGCAATCGAATCTAAGATTGTTCGTGAAACATTTACAACGATCGAGAAAAAACCGCTTGATATCACTCTAATTTTAATCGCATTTAACACATTAGTCAGTATCGCCCTCGTTTATTTTGCACTTAAAGGACAAGGAATCATCTAATGAAAAAAGAAGAAACCTCAACCCTAACCCTACAAGATATCATCAACGGGAAAACAGAGGAAGTCATCGAGGGCGAGTCCTCTGAACTAGTTTCATTAATCGCGATTGCTGAACTGACTAATCTCAAGAAATTAAAAACCATCACTAGAATCAAGGAAGAACAAATCCCAATTCTTGCAAAACTTTATTTATTTTCCGAAAAGTTCAAGATTCCATTTATGAAGAATCTTGCCGATAATATATGTGAACTTCAAATTTCCACTCGTGGACTAGGCAGGCGTGATCTGGTTTCTGTTGTGAATCAGAGTCAACCTCCAATACAGCAGAACAAGTCAATATTTTCAACAAATAAGGAGGTGTTTAGATAATGAAAAAGAGAATCATCGTAACGGGAGGTACTGAAATAGATAATAGTACCAAAAAGGGTTATAAATATGTCGTAAAATCGTATTATCAAAAAACAGTATTCGGTCCTCGATATACTTTCAAACCTAATAAATATTTCAATTCTATTATAAACGCTAAATTATATGCCAAATTAATTCAAAAAGAAATTAATAGGATGTTGAAGTAATCGTGAATGGATTCTACATGGCTATAGGTCCTCAAGGTTGTGGTAAAAGTCTATTTATAACCAAGCATGTTGTAGATATTTATTTTCCACAAAAATCTGTTATAAATGAAAATTCTACTCATAGATTAGTATTTTCTAATTATTCATTATATGGACTCGAATATCAACCAATTTCATTTGATATTTCTAAGGAACGACAAATTATTAAAATAATCAATGGTAAAGAAGTACCTATCATTGATATTCTAAAAAAACTAGAAGAAGATGAAAACTATTTTGATAATTCCATTATGTTATTAGATGAGATACATATTTATTTTGATTCTAGAGATTTCATGGCTAATAATAAAAGGCAGGTACAAACATTCTTCTCGCAATTACGAAAAAGAAACATATTATTACTAGCAACGACTCAATATATTCTCAATCTTGATGTTCGGATTCGTCGACAATGTAAAATGGTATTTGAAATGAGTCAAGTTAAGGAACATATATTCAAATCTAAATTCTATTCTATTGATGGTTATTATACAGAATATATAAGAGAAGAATTATTCAATTTATCTGAATATTATAAATACTATGATACACTAGAAATAATACACTGAAAACGTTTTCAGTGTTTTATTTTACGAAATTTCTTGACATTGTTTTAAAATAGTATATAATATAGGTGTAAGAAGGCTATATGCCAAAAGGAGAAAAATATGAAGTATTATGTATCGTTATCTTGTTATAATTTAAGGAATCATGAAGTTGGAAGTAGTCTTGACAATTACAATCGTGAGTTTTCAACACGTCAAGAAGCGATTGCTTACTTTGAAGAAATGAAAGAATATTTGGGTAATCTATCTTTTGGTCAAATGTTGGTATATGTTGAAAAAGACACTTCCAAAATTGTGATTGACTGTCGAGATGAAGAAGATTGTTACAATAAGGTAATTGAAATTGCAATGCCAGAAGAAGAATAAGCCTACTGACGAGTCGCTGAAAATTGCGACGAAACGCTCATTTAGAGCGTCTGGGCGAAAAAATAAGACCCAAGAAAGAGAGTGTATATCATGTCAGAACAAGCTTTTAGTATTGAAATCGTAGCAAAGAAGTTGACCATTAAAAATGGTACAAACGCTGGAAAGCCATTCACAGCCTACAAGGCTATTACAAAGGGTGGAAAATTAATTGATCTTGCATTCACGCAAGAGGTTAGTAATGCACCAAAAGAAGAAGGTAGGTATGTTATTACCGTTCCTGTTTCAAAAATCAATCTCGACAAGAAAAATCTTTTCCCTAAAGTCTGGGTTAAGGAAGTAACATCCGTTACTCCAAAAGTAACGGAACAAAAGATTGATGAGACTGTTATTAGTATGTTTGGAAAAGAAGACCTCCCCTTTTAGGGGTCTTCTTCTTTCTTAGAAAGGAAAATTATGAAAAAATTAGATGATTTTGAAAGTTTATACCCTAATGATATTAATACGTTGCGACTCCGCAACAAATTAGCAAGTGCGTTTCAGTGCCGACATGAGTTCTCAATTAATAATGTGATTGACGCTTTTAATAGCGTGTCTGATATGAATCATCCACACGCTTCGCCATTATTTTTAGATGATGAAAAAAGTTCTTGGATTTTTCTCAAGTTTTGGTTGACGAAATACGATATTTGTAATTTACTAAATATCAGCATGGATCAATTCAAAGCGTTAGATCGCTTTTATGATTATGAATCATCTCCTCTATCGCCCACAACCCACAGTCGTTATAAAAGATTATGCAAGGAGTTGAAATTGTATTATGAAACAAAACAAAAGAACAAACGAAATACAACGTATACGTTATAAACTCTATCGTGAGGCTGGGTATTCTGTGGCTGAGGCTCGAAAACTACGTAAACATTCACTAGACGTATCAGTGATTAAAACAAAAAAAGTTGATGGTCGTGAAGTCCTTGTTAAAAATAAGGATTTCTACAAAACGATTCTGCCTATAAAAACGGCGAAGCGTGTTTCAATTAAAATAGAACGAGAAAAGAAACGAGAAGAAAAACGAATTGCTAAAATTGAGAAACGTTATGCTACTTGGGAACGTCAAGTTGCAAAAGTTAGCGAGGACAATAATACTGTTCTTTCCGATTGGGGTTATATGACTAGAGCAATAATACCTAGAGTTGAGACTATTAATGTTAAGTTTGATGAAGATTATAATCGTGGAATGTATTATAAAGAAAAAACAGCTAGACTTGCTAAATACATTCAAAAAGACATGAAACTATCAAACGAGGATCATGCTTACTATGTACTCTGGTACATGAGAACTTATGATATTTCATATGCCCAAGCTAAAGAAGATTTTGCAATAGACCCTAATTTTGAAATGTATAGTGATCGAAAAAGAAAATCTAACCAAAAGGAGAAAAGAAGATGAGAGCCATTTTAAAAAGAGATTATATTTTAATTTGTAACTGTGGAATTGTACCCATCAGAACAAATGTTAAAGTGATACATTATGATAAGAGGCTTAATGTTGTTGTGATGGAACTCCCTCAAAAATATCATGGACTAGGTCATAATTGTAGTTTATGGTTTCCTGAACTAAAATTAGAAAAAGAAAATTATTTCTACATGCATGCCGACGATGTATTAATCATTGATAAAGAAAGTAGAGTAACTCTATGAAAACTAAAATACTTGATATATTAGGCTATATAGCATTTCTACTATTATTTATTTTGCTTATACCAATTCTAGCAATTAGTGGTGCAATTCTACGTCCGATACGTTATTATCAATATGTATCGGCTAATGTAAATAATAGAAAAGCAAAGGAGTATTGGTACTGATGAAAAAAATATATCAATTATATTTCGATTTTGAAAAACAAATAATCATGGAACAAATAATCATGGATGAAAAAAAAATTCAAATATATAACGATGTAAGAAAAGGTCTAGTTAGTTCATGTTATTTCATTGTTGATAGTCCCACGTTCAGTGTAATAGAACTAATAATTGAAACTAAAAATCATCCAAGTAATCGACAATGAAACTAGCAAGTGAAATTGTTAAGTGGGGAGTAGTGAAACCGTTTTTTGATAAAAACTACTCCTTTAATTCTATTGACATTGAGACTTTCAACAACGAACTTTTCATTTTTGGTCGTATAACTAACGGTATATACTCGTATTCTCTTGATAATTTTTATGAGGAATTTCATTCTTTTTTGCTTGAATGTATACGATCTAAAAGAGATGTACTCACATGGACTAGATACGATAATACGCATTTACTTAAATTAATACTCTCTAAATGTGATAAAAAATCAGTTAATAAAATACTATTACGAGTGGGGAAAATCACACCTATCTACGAGTATGTGTGGTGTAATTATCAAATAACGCTAGTCAATATCATTAAGGATTCAATGATTATTAAATTTGACGATGGTGTTTCTAAGGCTCGTCAAGTTACGCTTTACAACCTAAAAAATCTCTATCAAGATGTTTTAGAAGAAGTCGCAGAATCATACCACATTGATTATTACAGCAAGTTAGGCGAGGAATACCATATCATTGATAAAAAACGATTCTACGCCGATTTAGAGTATCAAAAGGGCGTTTTAAAATCTAATGAACTTGATAATAGAGTCGTTATTGATATTGCTAAAATAATGCTTGAAAATTTTAAAAGTATAACTGGTAACTACCCTAAATCTATATTCACAGCTGGGTCGATTGCTAGAAGTTATCTACTGTCTTATAAAGAACTCGATGTGAGAGAGTTAAATTTTAAAATGATGTTTGGTAATAATAATCTATCAAATGAATTATTAGATTATTCGATGAAAGCCTATCATGGTGGAAAAATTGAGTCCTATGCACTCGGTTATATTGGTAAAGCAAAAATTATTGATATTGCAGCGGCGTACCCATTTGCATTTAGTAAACTACCAAAAATGAAGGATTCTGTTTGGAAATTTCAAGGTAGGCAACATTTAGATCTATTTTTCTATGCTTGGATTCGATGTGATATTTATATCGAAAATGACAAACTCATCCATCCAATTGTGGTAATCAATCCTGTTAACAATACAAATATCAGCCCTTGTGGTTGGTGCGAGAATGTCGTTATTACTAAGGTTGAGTATGATTATTTAGTTAAACATAACGTTGAAATTCACGTATATGACTACATTGGTATTGAAGATGATCGTGATATTTTCCCTTATAAAAATATAGTGAATGGATTATTTAATTCCAGGTTGAATGTAAAAGAATCAAATCCAGCACTATCAGATATGCTTAAAACCATTATCAACTCACTTTATGGAATCACGTTTGAATTAACCGATGTATATATTGAGGATGATGAAGTAATCAAGTGGCTCGGTTATCGTGCAGGGGATTATTTCAATCCAATTCTTGCAAGTTACATCACAGCGATGACGAGGACCTATCTATCAGAGGTTAGTTACGACATCGTAAAAAATGGTGGCGAAGTGTTCCTAAATATGACTGACTCTATTATTTATCGTGGACAAGTAACACTACCAGTTATTAGTGAAGAAAAAACACTAGGCATGTTTGAGACTCCTAAAGAGATTGATAAGGTATTAATTCTGGGTGCTGGAAGATATGAGTATCTTGATACGTTCAAAAATAAGTACACGATCAAGAATCGTGGATTCTCTGTTAGTGTAAAAAACACATCGTTTTATAATATGTTAGAATTAAAAGAGGAGATGATTATTAAGCACAAAACATTTGTATCTAGTTTCAAAGCGACGACTAATAAGTTTTCTTCCGCTATGCTAGGTCATCTTATTGAAGATGAGTATAAAATTAAGCCTTTTAATCTAGGTGGGAAAAGAATCATTGAAAATAGAAATGTGAATCTTAATAAGGAATACACAAGGACTCTACCGTTGAAATTAGAAAGGGGAATAATAAAAGTTACACTCGATTAGAGTGTAACTTTTTATTTTAGAACGGCCACAGTATATCGCCTATCATGTCCATCAAGTTTGTAACTATGTCAGAGATGAATTCGAAGGGGGAAAGACCAAAAAATGACAGAACAATATTAAGAATCAGGTTCGCAACAATTAATAGAATCCAATCAGCCTTCTTAGCGATCAAATAAATGTTAACAATAACAGTTACAAAAAATATGATGAAAGAGAGGTACGGTGCAAATATATCAGCGATCATATGCGACTATACCTCCTTTCATAAATATTAGTCGTTTCCCTTTTGTCCAGTACTAAGAAATAAATAACCAAGCACACCAGCAACGAAAACAACTGGTGCAAGGTCTAAAAGAGTTCCTGCAAGTTTACCGTCTAGAGGTTTTCCAGTACCAGTTACATCACTTATAGATGTAACGATCATAGGAATAACACTAATAGCAACAACAGCACCAATAGCAACTTTAATCCATTTCATAGTTTCAATATCTCCTTTCTAATAGATTTTTAACATAGAAGAGTTAGTCTACTCTTAGTCGTTTCTTTTTTGACCTGTCTTCAAGAATAAGAATGTTAAGACTCCAGCAACGAAAACAACTGGCGATAAGTCAATTAGTGTTCCTGCAAGCGTACCATAAAGAGGTCCTGCTGGAATCTCCCCGCTAGCAGGTTTAGTCAGGTCCGTAACGGTTGATACTATCATTGGAATAACACTAATAGCGACAACAGCACCAATAGCAACTTTAATCCATTTCAT